TGGATTTCGCAAAACTTTTTCCAAACTATGCACGTCAAATACAGTTACCCGTTAAAGACGTCGCATTTACGCAATACAAAGGTGCACATTTATGCATCGCTGTTGCCCATAATCTTAATCAAGAAGATGATAAAGTTAAATCACTCGCGGTATATAGGAAAATATTTGGAGAGATTGAGAAATATTGCAAAGTGCACAACCTCACTGCATACATGCCATTACTTGGTACTAAGATATTTGGCAACCCTGTTTGCTGTTTTAAACGCATATTATCCGAGTTCGACATCCCACTAATAATGTGTTTTCTCAATGATGAGCAATCGCAGCAATATAGTAACACCAATTGTTCACATGGCGGTTATCGTGAGGTTGCAGTTGGTAACGATCTCCAACTGATGCGCAGTGGTTATGACGACACAACTTACAGCATGCTCAAGCCGAAACATAGCATAACACACATGCTCGATAAGCTTTCAGATTTCATGCAACATCATAACGATATGTGCAGCAAACCAGGGGAAATTGATGTAATAGAATTGTCTGGTGCGCCTGGGAAATTTAAGGAGTGCGCACGTAACACCGGCTATACATACTTTGCATACCATTATACGAAAGGATTGCAATGGAAACACGGTAAACCTGATGCTGCATATGATAACCTTGAAGAATTGCTGGTTATAATACGAGGTTTACCCAAACGTAAATATCACTTCTTACTTGATCTTTTCCTTGATGATCAAACTGGGAAACAATGGTATAACATAATGCATGAGATATTACACGTTAGACGTTGTATGTTTACATTCAAGTATGAGTTGTACAATAAAGTTTCAATGAGCAACTTGCTATCATCCTTTGGCAACATGTGTAGTAGGCTATATTTCAATGACTGGTCATATCCAGTCTCATCAGAAATGTATGTGTGTATGTATAGTGTGGATGTGCCTATGGTAGCTCAAGGTGTAGACCTCGACTTGATAGCGATGGAAAGAGATGTAGAACAATTAGAGTATCAGACAATTAATGACGGGGTCAAATGCACATGCGACTATAAGTATGAATGCAATGCGACGTATTCGTGGCGGCATGATGGATTGCAGTATAAAGATATGCTCAACGATCTCTGCAACGATGATCTTGTTCTACCAAAGTTCAAGCAACTTGGCTATGATGTCAATAAGATTAAATCTATTGAAGGTAAGACCACATCAATAGAAGTTAGGAGCGGTATAGGCGG